GGCGATACGAGGCCTTCTGGGTCGGTGCCGTACTGCTGGAACAACTCCGCTTCCGTGGCTTCTTCGGCCTTGAGGCGCAGGTGGTCAAAGCAGTGCTTCTGCAGATTGACAGCCACGTTGGGCATCGACCCAACCAGGGGTGACATGCCAAACATCAGGTGCGACATGATGTGGGCATCGTGCTGCTGACCAGCAAATGCCTTGAGCGGAGAACCGTCCAGGGCCTGGGCGTTCTCGCTGGCAGGGTCCTTGGGCTTATCGACGTTCTGCGTGTTGAGAATCTGGTCGATATCGCGCACACCGATGGCCTCGTACATGCGGCGGTAGGCCTCGTACATGTTGTGCATCTGCGGTGCGCTCTGGGCCAGTTGCAACTGGGTCTGCGCCATCGTGATCCGCTGGGCTACCGAGAAGATGTTGGGGTCGGAGACCGGCAGGATATCGATACGGTCGTCGAAGTCGCGCTTCTTGATGTAGCGGCTCTCGCCAGGGACATCGTAGGGGTACTTTTCCGGCAGATACTCGGCAAAGCCCTCGGCCAGCAGCTTGAACTCAATCTTCTGGCTGTAATGCAGGCGCTTGTGGATGCTCGACATGACGGCGCTGCCCTTTTCCAGCAGCGCAATCGTGGTGCCCACAGCGGCGTTTTGGTTGCTGTCGCCCACCTGCATGTCGGAGATGCTTGCAAGGCGTTGTCCGGCCTGCACACAGAAGCCCAGGAGCGAAAACAGCGTCTGGCTGGGTTCTTTGTAGGGCAGAGGCAGCAAAGTGCTCTGCAAGTCCGCGCCGCCTGCATCGATGTCCCTAAATTCACCGGGCTGCAGCGGCATGTCGTCGTTCATGATCCGCGCACCCTTGGCTTTGAAGCCAGCGGGCAGGTTGGAGAGCGTACCGGCATCCACCAGTTGCTGCAAAGCAGACGTTGCGGTCTTGGTCAGGCCGCCGATCAGATGCAGAAAGCCAAGGCCATAGGACCCCGGGCCCTGGACGAGCAGGTAGTGTACATAGTACTGCTTACGCTGGTGCTTCTCGTCGCCTTCTTTCCAGTTGCGGCGCACACCTACGCAGGCCTGGGTGATTTCGTCAATCGTGACGATGTAGGGGAGCTTGATGCCAGTGGTTTCGCCGTCTTCGTCCTTGTGCTCAAAGCCAGGGAGGTCCAGGTCGACTTGGAACTCAAGCAACGTGACTTCTTCCGGCTCGGTAGTGGGCTGGATACCCGTGACGCGGTCCACTTCTTTCTGGATCGTGCTCTGTGGCACCTCGGCAGGGACAGAAGCCTGGGCGCTGTCGAGATACTGGCCGCGCAGCACCGCTTTCTTGTAGTCGTTGACCGACATCGGAACGCGGTGAGTGATGCGCTGGCATTCGCTCATGACCGACGAACCCTTGTAGGGGATGTACAGGTCATCAGGGGTGATCAGCTTGCTGACCATCCGGCCCTTGTCGTAGTCGTAGTACACCTTCTTGAAGGCCGAGCCGCCGTAACCGATCCAGAACAGCAACTGATCAAAGTCCGGGGTGTACTCCTCCATCACCGTGGTGATTTCGTAGTTCATGAAGTCCCGGACCCGAGTAGCTTGCATGAGCTTCTCGCGGGTCTCCTTGCCCAGCACTTGAGTGCGGACAGGGCCCTCGGCAGGCATGAGTTCCTTGAGTGCCTGCGCTTGGAATTGCACGATGGCCTCGGTCAGCATGGGGTGCTGAGCGCCACACGCACCCTTGAACGGCTTGGTGCGCTCCTCAAACGAGAAGCCCAGCATCTTCAGGCCCTTGCCGTACTGCTCTTCCCACTCCTTGCGTGAGGACTTGTCAGCCTCGTACATCACCATCAGGTCAGAGGCAATCTGCTGCAACTCTGATGGGTCCATGACCTCGGCAAGGTTGCTATCAAAGGGGACATCATCGTCCTCCTCTTCGCCGATGTTTACCACCACATCGCCGGTCTCAGCGTCAAACTCAATTTCGATGTCAGGCAGCTTCTCTGGCTCCTCGACCTCCACCAGTTTGTCGCCTACGGGCAGTTCGTCAACGGTGATGTTTTTCTCAATCGGCATGTTGCTTCCTTACAGATATGCGCGGTTGTCGGTGTGCTTGCGTTCGACCATGCCGCCAGACTTGAATGGTACGCCCTTCTTCTGGATACGGGCTGCGGCCTCTGGCCCCCACACAATTGCTCTGTGCATGACCGGATCGCCGGTTGCGGTAGTCAAAGTCACATCACGAAGCTCAAATCCTGGCCCAAGGTCTTTAACCACCTGCTTGAGGTTGTTTGGCAATTTTTCATAAAGTTGCGCCTGAGCAGACTCTTGGCCAGGGAAGGCAACAAACCGTTTGCCCTGCTGAATCGCGCCCACGACAGCGTTTTTGGCCATCAACTGCTGCAGTACTTGAGGAGACCGCTCCGTGCCAGCAAAGGGTTGTTGGGTCAGATAAAACTCAGGGAAAGGCTGCCCTTGTTTTTCAGCGGCGTCTGCAATCTGAAGCCTTTGATAGATCGTCTCGTTTTTAGCCATCAAAGAAGTTCGTTCTGCCGAGAGCGAATCTACCAAACTGTCTTTGCCTTCTTCCGATGCTTTTCTCAGCTTGACATTGACATCGGCTATTTGTTTTTCAATTTGCTTTGCCATCGCCCTGTCTTTTTCTTTGCTCCCGCCCCGAGCACCGAATGACTGAAGGTACTCGAGCAGATCGGACTGCAGTTCGTTGACATAGATGCCTTCTGCTTTGCCTATGCCGGGGATGTTTGTGGTGTGTTCGCTAAATCGGCTAAATGCAATTGGGTTCAACGGAGAACCCTTCAGGGTCGTGTGCTGGCCCTCATACGGCCGACCTGCGTTGACTTCGCGAGCAAGATTATCAAGTTGAGCTCTAGACAATTGAGCGGGCGCATTTACTTGGTTGGCTGCTTGAAAGCGATTGTTGAAATCTGGCTTCATTGGATAGAAGTCATCGGGCTCTTCTATACCATACCGCCTAGAAATTTCAGAAATTTTTTGATAGCCTTTTTGATACAACTCATCTGCGGCCTTGGGCATGGCCACAGCTGTCAATTGCTCGTCCGTCAAATTTGGCATTGTCTGCCGAAGCTCTAATTTAATTCTTTTTAAGACAGGCTGGAAGTCGCGAGACGCTTCTGTGTTTAGCAAAAGCGTCTGTATGCCCCTGAGGCTGTTTGCGTCGTCTGCAGAAGAAGCATAAAGGCTTGGAAGAACCGATAACCGTTGTTTGACCCCCTCGGAAACTGGCAGGCCTGGATTTTTGGCCAGTTCTATGAGGCGTTTTTGATAGTTGGTCGAAAAAACGCCGTTATCCGCACTCTGCCGAGCTTTGTCCAGAGACATTAGCAAATTAGTTGCGGCGACCTGAGTGTTTTTAACCTCTGCTGGCAGTTCTTGAGCCAAATGGATTACCCCCAACGGCTTGCCGGGGTAGATGTTGTCCGTGGACTGGTAATTTTCGCCATATTTGCCAGGGGGAGAAACTGATGTGTTGAATCTGCCGGGGTCAAAAACTGATTTGACCTTGTTCAGAAGCTCAGCGGGAGCAATCTTGGCATTCCCAGGCACATCGGCAAGTGCATCCTGCGCCCTTTCGATGTCATAGTCCCTAAATTTGCCCTTGATCATGCCCAAGAACTGGTCTTTCTGGACCGGAGACGACATGTTGGCCACAAATTCGTCCAGCCGCCCCACAAAAGGAGCCTGCGAGGAGGGCAAATGCTGAAAAATTGGCTGCGAAGGAGGAACAGCAAACGACGGCTGCGCTCCTAGGGCCTGGAGCATCTCTGCACTGCGCCCACCTCGCTCCAAAGTACGGGTAACGGGCGCTTCCAGAGCCTTTTCGGTGCGCATTCCAAGCGCCGTGGCCCCTTTTCCGACTGCCTTTGCCACCGGAGCGACCACCGGAGCCACTACAGGCACCAAACTAGCCGCAAAACCGCTTACAGCAGCATAAGTGCGGGGGTCCGGGAGCGTATTTACGTCCCTCTGGGCTGCCAAAGCACGGGCAGCGGCCCCTTGGCGGGCAATCTGAGGGTTAAAAGTGGCCGGACGGGACGCTGCGGCGATCTCTTCGGGCGTCAAAGCCACTTCTCCGGTCTCCGGAGAGCCGTTTGAGCGTTTAAGTGGCCGCATTTCGTCCGGTTGCCCTATCGGTACCCTTTCCCTCGTCGGGTCTATCGGCTGATTTGCTTGCCTTGCGCGTCTGAGCAAGTCCTCAAGCGGCGTTTCCCCTGAAAAATGTTTATATATGCTGTAGCCCAGATTGGCGCCCATGCCAG